CGGGAGCATATTTTGTAGAAAAAGTAAGTGATAAAAAAATCAAACTATATGGATCTCCATCTGGCATATCTGATGGAAAAAATATTACTTTAACTAGAGATGTTAATGATGGTGAGCATAAATTTATTTTATTTTCTCATAGATCATCTGAAATAGGTGCACAAAAATTAATTAAAAAATTTCCACTTAAACAAAATATTTCAAATGGAACTAATGAATTAACACCAATTGGTCAAATTGGAATGTTAAAAAATGGAGTTGAAATAACAAATTATAAATCTGATGATAAAATATTTTTTGGTCCGTTAACAAATGTAAGTGTTTTGAATGGTGGTGAAGATTTTGATGTTATAAACTTACCAAAAATTACGATTTCATCTGGATCTGGATCTGATGCCTTAGTTCAACCAGTAATTAGTGGAAAAATAATTGATGTCAATATTGAACCTCAGACATTTGATGTTGAACGAATAATTTCCATAGGTGTTACAGGGGGAAATGGTACTGGTTGTGTTCTTGAACCAGTTATAGGAACAAGATTTAGAGAAGTATTTTTTGATACAAGAGCAAGTATAAAAGATGGTCAACAAGTGTCTGGAGCTGGAATTAATACCACTCAAAATGATTCAAGAATTACATTTTTAACTAATCATAATTTTAATACTGGAACATCTGTAATCTATGATTCAAATAATCAAAGAGGTATTGGAGTTGGTGTTGGAACTTCATCATTGGTAAATCAATCTATTTACTATGTTGAATTTATAAGTAATAATACAATTAAATTATATGAAACATTATCAGATTTAAATTCAGGTATTGGGACAATACATTTTAATGGAAACTATACGTCAGGTCAACATTCTTTTAAAGTTGGTCTTCGCAATACTCTTTTAGATGTAAATGTAATAAATGGTGGGTCAAATTATACAAATAGAAAATTATTTGTTAACCCAACTGGTATTTCAACATCTAATAATATAATCAATTTTGTTAATCATGGGTTTTCAGACGGTGATTTAATTAATTACTCTACAACAATAGGATTGGGAGATGATATTCCACAAACAATTAGTGGATTGGATACTTCTCGATCATATTATATTTTAAAGAATGATGAAAATTCATTTAGACTTGCAGATGGTGGTATAAATGGAGAAATACTTACTGATTTCCAAAGAGGTAAAAATGTATCCTTACACTCCACTGGAACAGGATATCAAACTTTTTCATATCCAGATATTAAAATTTTTGTAAATTTAAATCCTGTTGGATCACAAAAAAATATAGATGCTAACTTAAAGGTAAGGGGATCTATAGATCAACTGTATCTTTATGATGCTGGTTCAGGGTATGGGTCTGTTATTCCTAATAATCATAAAAAACCAATTATTTCATTGAAAAATGGTAAAAATGGTGCGATGACACCTGTTATTTCAAACGGTAAAATCAATAGTGTTATCATAGATTTTGTTGGTCAGGATTATTTTTCAACTCCAGATTTAATTGTCACAGATCCAACAGGATTTGGAAAAGGTGCTAAATTACTTCCATTAATTAACTCAGTTGGTATCATAACTGATGTTAAAATAATAAATCCAGGAATTGGTTATAGTACTAGTACAACTATTAATGTCAAATCAGCAGGAAAAAATTCTTTATTTGATTCAAATGTAAGATCTCTAACTTTAAATAAACATAATGAAGATCAAGCAAACGAATATCAACATTTAGAGGAATCTAATAATAAATTAAAATATTCAGTTACAGGTTATAAAAAAACATCTCTTAATGA